TCAGCACTCCGTCGGATTTTGGCTGCTCAGCCACTTTTTTCATTCCTGCTTTTTCCGCAAACGGATTGTATTTTGACATGACAGCAATCATTTCAACCCAGCAAGTCCCGCACAAGCCAACAGTGTCTTTGATTAGCTTCGTTCCTAACCCAATAGCTCTGTACTTCGGATGGATGACTACTCTTGATATCGTACTAAGTTTTTCATTCAGTTCCCTCATAGTCATTCTGGGCATAACATATTTTCGCCCAAAACACGTGGGCGGAGGGTAAGAATACACTATCACTCCACAAAGCTCGTCTGCTCTCATCAAAGAAAGGATTTTGCGAGGCGGCGAAACCCGGTGACTTCGATAATGGAAGGCTGCGAGTTTCTTCCAGTCCTCCATTGAGCCTTCTGTCACCTCCATTTCTTTCACGAGACTACACTGCACCTTCTGCTCATTTATGCGATAGTTCACCACAATCTCCTTGCCGAACCTCTTATGGACGTGAACAGTAGGGTTGAGGTCTTCATGCAAGTCTGTGTGACTCGTGGCTGCTACCACTGCCTTACCCTGTTGTCTTGCAATCTTCTGCAAGTTGAAAGCCACGATCTTCGCAGTGTCTCGGTCAAGTGAGGCTGCAAACTCGTCCATAATCCACCATTGTCTTCCGCTCTCAACAAGTTTGGCAATTCGGTAACGATATCTCTGGCCATCACTCAATTGCTCATAAGTCCGCAGAAACAAAAAAGCGTCATTCAGGCCAACAAGACTAAGCAACTCCAATGCTTCTTCAAAAGTACTTCCGACCGTCTCAACAACGGGTCTGTCAGCTTCTATGCAGACATCAGCCATGCTGATTGCAGAATCGCCTAGATCTTTGCAGATCGTTTTAAGCAAGACCGATTTTCCAGAACCTGAATCGCCCGTGATATATACGATGTCTGTGGGACCTATCCTCAGCTCAACATTTTCATAGACGATGAATCTTCTTTGTTCGTCCAATCCGAGACCAAAGGCTTCCGCCACAGCAACCGTGCGCGGTGTGATTGCCGCAGCCGTCTCGTACGCGATATTGATTGTAAACTTGTTGGTCCGCTTGTCATATGTGCGATGTGAGCTTCTGATTCGGAAGAACTGTCGTCTTCTTCTCAATGTATCACACCTGTCACTTTCCTTTTGGTTACTTTTCTGCGCAACCTTCTCGCGCCGGTACACTTTTTCTTCACGATTCACACTTCCAGTACAATGACAAAACTGACCAAACAGCTAGAAAATCAAAAAATGAATGTTAGAAAAACCGTAAAAAATGGAAACTCAAATTCGCATGAAGTTGGCCTAGGTCTCATTTGGAAGGGGATGTCAACGTTTGGCTTCTCTCCCTGATGAGGTTCAGCTTGTTGACTGCGATCTTGGCGATCTTCCATATGTACCACGTAAGAAAACCATTGGCAAACCACAATTCGACCGAAGCATAAGACCACCCAGCGTAAACTGTCACGAATCCGACAGCTAGGCTAATTAGCGCAGTGAACAGGAAGTTTTCCAGTCTGAATTTGTCTGGGGAAGTTTTTGACAAGTAACCTACGAGGCAGGTAGCCAAAGCCGTCAATATTGCTATCGGGGTCGCTTTTGCCGCAACCCAGATACTGTGGGTCCACTCTATGGGCACATCAGGTAATGCTTCTTGGGCAAAGACGGGATAAACAAGCAAAGACACCGCGATTGCCAAAAAGACTCCAACAGTAACTCTCTTCATTCTTGTCACCTCCTTGGTTAGCAAAATTTCACTGATATTGAGATTGGTTAAGTTCGATGACCTACCAGAACACCAGTAACTGTTCCCACAAGGCCAGTTATTGCGGCGAACACCTCGCTACTCCAGACTCTTAAAAAGAGTAGATGCGCTATCTCAAGTCCTGTCAAGCACAAAGCCATTCCGATGGCAAACTTGACAAGCAGCACAAGCTTTTCATCTGGTTGAATCAGTATGACGCGATCACTGCGTTGCCTGTGCCGAATTCTTCTTGTCAGAGCACGTTTAATCAGATCTGTCATTAATGGTTTCTCACCCTTTGCTGAATCTTTCGACGAGCAGGGTTTTGGCGTCCGCCATTCAGGAAACTGGTAAGCAGATCCTTTGCTTCCTCAGCTTGAAGATGATTCTTTACTAGAGGCGTAACACTGAAGCTCCAACCCACGGGGATCGCAGTGTAATCCAAATCGTACATTCCATCGGAAAAGCGATAACTATTCTGTGCAATTACGAAATGCCTCTTCTTCTCGCCCAAAACACCGATGAATATGCCCCAACTCTGAACAGGAACATCAACATCTTTTCCAGAAGTCAGACTCTTGCCTATACTAGCATCGCACCAATCGACGCGAACAAGATCGCCGGCGTTCAATCTTCTGATTTCTTCAACAAATCTGCTGTTCATGATTTCTGCTCCTTCGATACGAGCTAATAAAACCACAATTCATGCAATTCAGTTCTTCACAGCACCAACAGGTTCGTGTTCTCAGGATCTGACGCTTTCAAATTCAATACGGGCTGACCTAAGCTAGACAGCACGGTCACAACTTTAGCAAGCTTTATTTCCCAATTGGCTTTGTCTGCCACAATGAGCTTTTTCACGTAAGTCTGGTACCCAGCCTTTGCAATGATTAGGATATGTGGAGTATAGTCTTGCATAGTATTTCCGTGAGCCTGATCATAATACCCGCGGCTCACAATCTGGGCGGCAATGCTGCCATTTGCGCCCGAAGTGGCAGTGAAGACCACACTATCGTCCTTGTCTTTTAGTGTCACCGTTGCGCCGTTCACAGAATTGTTGTCTTTATCCGTGACTTTTATGTTGAAGGAATGTCGCCGAAATATCCTACCTGTACTAGTGCCACCGCCCCAGTTGATCGTCCAATTAGGGTTATCGAGCCACACGCAGTCGATGAGATAATGATCCACCGTTGTAATCCAGGCAAGAATGAACTTACTAGATTGGTATCCACCCGTCAGATTGCTGATCGTTAGCGCGTTCGCGCCCTGGCAGGTCACTGCGTAGCTGGTGTTTTTCACCAGTAGGGTATCGACCGTTGGAGTGCTTACAGAATCAGCTAGGCTGGTTTCGCCGCCACACCTGTAGACATTGTAGATGTTTGTGTTCGCAGAATATGAAAGCAAGGCTTTGTAGCCGTCAACGAAACAGTTCCATATGCGATTTGTGTTCCCACTGATAAACCAGCATTGACTTGTTCCTAGGTTGTAGAATGCTGAGCTGTAGAGTTGAAGCGTTCCCCCGTAGACCTTCCAGAATGTGTGGGCCGACCCAGCTACGCCTGAAAAAACTGTAACTCCATTAGCCGTCGAATACGTAGCTGCGTCTTTAAGCTCTCCCAGCCTGACTGTTGCCGCGTTATATATGCTCACAAGGTTGCCTGTTGCGACTGCAATAATCAGTGAGGCACTTGTAACGATGACCCAGGTCGTTGTTGAACCGTCGCCAACTGCAAGCTTACATTCAAGCCTAAACTGCTCTAACCCTTGTTTCCAGACCACGCCCCATTGAGCCTGTTTGACTTCGTAATCTATTCTGGTGCCCACAAACGCCGTCAATTGCGACTGCGCCAATGTTTTGAAGTACTTAGTGGCGTAGTACGTGCCGTTTCCAGTGATTGCCAAATCTTCAGTCTGCGCCGCATCATTCGTGTCCATGCCCAAAAGTCTGACTGTGGCACTTATCGCGTTCCAGTTGGTGACAACGACGTAAAGGTCCTGTTTTGCACCACCCAACACCACACGGTCGGTTGGTCGAGCGTTTCTAGTCAGGTTGACAGGGTTCGCGTCTACACCTGAAAGGTTGGTTCTCGCGTGAAGACTCAAGGTTCCGGCTTTGTCAGCGTTCCACAAATCATTCAGGCTGCATGGGCTAGCTTCAGTGTAACCCGTGACCGTTATGATGTTATTGGCGGCGTCATATGTTATAGGCATTTTCTCAACTTCGCACTATTGAAGCCAGCGTACCGTCTCCGTTCCATGTGAATGTTAAGGTGAAAAGCAATTCTGAGCCTTGGTACCCCTGCAATTGCTGTAGAGTGCCGTCCGTGTTCCATGTGAAAGTGAGCTTGTCTATCTTGTGACCTGTGGGAGCGCTTGCAATACTGCTTAAAATTGCATTATGGATTGATTCGCCGCTCCATTGACTCATGAAGCAACACCTTTCAACGATTTTCGGTTCATTTTCAGCCACAATCTTCTGAACCGTGAAGATTTTTCTTTCAACTTGCCAAAGATCTCGACGTTTCCGTCCTTGTCAAGAAACATGATGATTTTGCCTCGCGAGTTAAGAAACACCAAACCATGCCCCAGATTCACGTTCTCAGCTTCGGTTATGCGAAAATCATTCATGAAAAGAATGTCAGCGTGAACCCAGTTCTTACAGTTCACGCTCGTCGTGATGCTCAATGTGTTGCAGCTTATCGAGTCAGCAGACAATCCACCATTAAACGCGACGCTGCTCGCGAACACGTGCGGTATCCTTCCCTCAACAAAAGTACCACTAGTCACGTCACCAGCAGAGTGAGTATGGCTCGCAGGAGCATAACGCCCGTTCGGGTCAACGTACATCGGGTCTGCGCTTCCCTCACCCTCAAGAACGTAGCCGCTCGTGCCATGTGGCATACGACCCAACGGAAACTGCCCGCCTGTAATTATGGCAGCATCTGCAGTCACGTTCTGGAGAACCCTGCCACTCGTGATAACGATTAAGCCTGCAACACTCAACCAGCCAAGGTCTCCCAAACCGCCAACGTACAAGTTGCCCCATTTCGTGCCAGCAGTTCCCAAATTGTATGTGTTGTCAACGTTCGGCAGCAAATGCACAGCAACGCCGCCAGCAAGCGCTTTGATCGCCCCTGCAAGATGAAGATCTCGCCAACGCTTAGGACTGATGCTTTCGCCAAGGTCGTAAAGGTTATCCGCGTCAGGAAGCAGGTTTCCCGTGAAATGGTACTGGTCCGCGTAGGCGTCGACTACATGCAGTTCATTCCAGCGCTTAGGCGAAACCCCGCCGTACCCGATTTTGCCAGCGTTATCGCCAGTTGGCACAAGGTCATTCTTTACCTCAAACGCGCCCGGAGCTATACGCTTCAGCCACGTGTCAAGCGCCGAAGCGCCACCGGGCCCGAACTGTAGCATGCTTGCGTCCAACTGGGCCTTCGGGTTAGCGTCTCCAGCAACTCTGACCCGCAAATACCCATAAAGAAATGCGTACAACGAATGAGCTTCTTTCCAGTGACTCAGTTCAGAGCCTAAGATGCCCTGTTCGTTATCGCTGGGCTC